ATCGCAAACGTACCACCTGTAAAAGCCATTCCACTAGTACCGCCGTCCGCTTCGGTACGGGTGTAGTCCAGCGTCGTGGTTTCGCCCTGATTGATTGTCCAGTCGTATCTCGCCGTCATCAGTAAGACCTTCCCTTGAATGATCCGTACATTGAGAGCTCGTCGTATCCCGTATTGTCAATGGTGTTCTTCTGGTAGTACTTTCCAGTACGCATCTGAAGATTGGCAAGGTTATCTGTGGCACTCTTGATCGCTGACCGATACTGCTGCTGGATCATCTGGTAATGAGTATTGGTGATCTTCCGGTAAGCCCCAAGCTTCAATGAGCTGCCAGCAGCAATCGCTTCATAAAGAGATTGCATGCCAATTGGGGCAATCTCGTATGTAAGATCTCCGCTGATTGGAACTTCAAACTCCATCCGAGTGACCACCTGGTTAGTCGTCACATCGTGAGACTCGATGACACGCTCTTCCACGAGACCCGTTGCAGACAAGATGCGGACGATCTGACCGGCATATGAGTTCTCACGGCGATCAACGCCGCCCAACGCAGGAGCAGCCGAAAGAGTGACAGTCCGCCGATCACCAGCCATCGAGCCGTTGATGGCATAGTGGGGGGAAACATCACCACTAGGCACGTAGTAAATAGTCCACGTACCACCAGCCAACGACTCTTGATTAGGGTCAACGCGGAGAGTGTTGCCTTCGATGGCCCATCCCACACCATGGGGATGGAACTCGTTCCGTGGCATCACCTCGTCAATTACTGCTCCGTCCTTATCCCTACAAGCAATACGCCAGATCTCTCCAACACTAGGAGGAAGCTGGTAGTACTCCGTGTTCTTATCAAACACGATCTCTTGCCTCAACACGACTGGATTATCCAGGTTCATGTTGAGACGGGACCAGACATCAACCATCACAGGGCTGATGATGTGCCTCACAATGAAATCGTTGCTGTACTTCGCGTCGAAATCTGGGTCATCCAGATATCCGCGAATACGCTCAATTACGGTATAGAGAAATGAATTTGTGGAGTGCATAGATCTACCTGTAGGAATCAAGAAGAAGATCCAAAGCAGCAGGGCTTCGATACACTTCTGTCATTTTTGGAGACGCAGTTGTTCTAAATGCAAGACCAGGATTAAGAAGCATGAGGTCTCGAAGTTCGTTGTAGCCTTCTCTATCCACCTGCCGTAGAGCATCTGCAAGACGACCGTACAGCGATTCACCGTACTCACCGTCGTATCCATCTACTTGTTGTTCGAATTCTTTAAGGAGAGGCTCATAGGACTTCACTGTTCTATGAGGCCGAACCTTTTCGTAGTCAATTTGGATTTGTTCGGGTGGGGGCACAATGCGAGCGGCAGGTCTCTCACTTTGATTAATGCCCAGGATTCGACCTCGAAGCGAAGGATCCGGATTCATTATCCGAATATCGCTGGTTCGAAATAGGTCATTGAGCGAAGATTGGTTCTTGTTTATCAAGTCATAAAACGCACCGTGATACTCCGGGTCAGCGTCCAGACCCGTTACATCAAACCGAACACTCTCCTTTGGCACTTGAATTCTGCTTACACCAGGAGACATTCTTTCTGCGTTGAAGTTCGCACCTAGTTGCTTCTGCTTCCCAGAGATCAAGTTTTCCAAATGGCGGATAGCCCGATCACGACTACGAAATCCATAGATACCGCGACCTTGGTTAAATCCCGCAGACAACGCAGGGTTGCCGCGAACCCCTTGAAGCATGTTCACGTTTTTGCTGGCATGGAACAGATCAACCAGTTCTTGAACAAGTTGATTCAGCCCAGATTTAACCAGCGGATTAGCCATTACCCACCTGTAACAATGCGGCCCTTGGCCGAGTTCTGAAGATCCTCTGTGAAGGATTCAAACTCAGGGCTGGCGTTGTTAGACCATTGTCTCTGCCTAAGAGAAGAAGCCGCATCTTCTTTACCCTGACGTTTAAGCCAGTCTGCTACCCGATGCTTCTCTTCAATCCCGTCTCGCTTGGCTCGCTGCTTAGCCTTGGCCGTATCCCTGATGCCCCGACGAACTGTCTTGGCAATCTCAGCTGCCGGACGAAGACGGTCCCGAAGCCAGTCCTTAGTGGGGGGATCCCAATCAAGAGGCTGGTCAAAGGCCTCCAGCTCCATCAAGATCCCGATCCCATCCTTCTCAGGGTGGTAGATCCACTTAGCCAGGACGAAGGTATTGGACTGCTTGTGGTAGTACTGGAAGAGATCCTCGATCCCAGTTTCCCGACGAGCCCAAAGGATCCACTCTGAATCTGGCATCAGCTGGTGATGCTCATTCAATTGGATCCCTGACCCCAAAGCATGTGCTCGAGGGTCGAACGTAATCTCCATATCAATCAAGCTTCATCTCCACGGCCACCGGCTGCACCAGCCAGGCCAAGTCCACCTACACCAAGCAGTGACAACAGCAGCAAAGGCAACATGCCCTTGCCTCGTCTCATCTTCACGAGTTCTTCCATTGACCCAAGACGCTCTCCTCGGGGCTCAATCGCATGAGGCGAGCTTGCTGATGCTTGGAAAAGCCTAGAGGTCTTGTTGTTAAACATCTTGTTTTCTGACAAGCCTTTGTGTTCTGCGTCTTTAACAGCGTCACGACTCATGTTGCGTTCAGGGCCAGGTTGGAAATCCCTTCGGATCTCACTTAACTTTCTTGCACGAGCAGATCGCATACGTTCATTGTCTAGTTTGTCAATGATGGGAACTCGCACGCCCTCTTTCCTGTACCCCCCCACTACACCTGCCGTGCGAACTGTGTCTCGAATCTCATCAAGGTCAATGTGTTCTTCTGCACTGATAGCAGTGAGCATGTCTCGAATCGCTCGAGCTTCAGCTTCTGAACTACTGAACTTCTGGCCCGCAAAAGATCCAGGTTGATACCCACCCATCAATCGCTGAGCGGCCTTCAAGATCATCATCTCGTCAATGTTGTTCATCGCCATCAGACTGCTTCCTCAAGGATTCCAATTCGAAGGAACTTGGGACGTATGTGGTTTCGAATCCAATACGTCACTGTGTTTGCCGAGGAATAACCAAACTTCTCAGCGATCTCTTGGTAGGGACGACCCTCAACACGCATCTCGATCACCGTGCGTTCCCGGTCAGTGATGTCTTCTGGATACTCAATGCTTGGGACAATCACGTAACCCGAGTCAAATCCTGTATCAAGACTCGACTCAAGAATCTTCCAACGACTGTCCCGGTATCTCCAACCGAATGACTTGCCATAGGCATAGGCCACTCGAGACCAGAGAAACGCCTTCAAATAGGTAATCACAGTGCCTTTGGTGGCGTCATAGTTACGGGCTAGAAGATCTGCACCTGTGACATACCCCTGGTTCACAAGCTCATCGTGAGTCCACTTAGTGAAGTGGTTTGCTCGCTTCAGTGCTGATGCCCAGTTGTGGAGAAACCCAATGTGGTCAGCCATATCACGGCTGTAACTTTGACTTGTTGGCATAGCCCCCCCACTACTTCTTCTTCTTGGACTTCCAAGAGACTCGACCAGGACCCTTCTTTGCGGAAGTGCCCTTCTTGGTGCAAGCAGCTTTGGTTGGACGGCACGCGGGATACGGTCGCTTTGACCCACCCGTAGCAGACTTACGACCGCACGGCTTGCCCGTCTTGCAGTCGATCCAACCTTTGCCTTTGTTCTGTGAGAACCACTTCTTAAGACCAGTCTTCTTCTTGGCCATCAGCAACAGCACTCCTTCCACGTCTTGCCGCAACGTGGACAGATCATTTCAGATGCCGGCGTCACTTCTTCTTCTTGCCCCCGGTGCCCCAGTTTTTAGCACCCTTCTTGCGGCACTTAACCAGGGCACCGCTTGCATAAGCAGACGGCCACTTCTTGTAACGGCTCTTGACCTTGTGGTAACAAGCGTCTTTCTTACCACCAGTCTTCTTCTTTGCCATTACTTCTTGCCTCGCTTCTTACCCTTCATCATCTTGCCGCAACCACCAGGCTTCTTCTTGCCCTTCATGGCAGACCGTTCCTTTGCAGCAGCAGCCTTGCCCTTGGCGTCGTACGAATACCGTTTACCGTTTACGTTTGGCATGTCAGCACTTCCATTTGCGGCGAGCCTTACGAAGCCGACTGTTCGGATTCTTGGCTGCCTTAGGGAACTTCTTCATCTGTCCCGCCGATCGGGCACAGTAAGACCTCTTACGAGAACCACCTCCTGGTTGAGGAGGCTTGAGGTTAGAACCCGTACGGGCATTGATTCTGCGACGGCCCTTGGCAGTAAGACCACCGGACTTGGACTTGCATCCATTCCTGATCCCACAACCCTTCATGGCACCCTTTTTCCTGGCCATGTTCAACCCCCAGAAGTGAGGGGTGGAGGCCGAAACCCCCACCCCCGTCACTTATTCACAGATCAGATGTTCGCCGAGTCGCCATAGACCTTGTCAGTGGTGACGCCACCGAGCTTAAGTCCAGCAGGCTGGTCCGGGATGAGCTGCATTCGCAGCATGCCCGGCATCTGAACAGCTTCACTGAGAAGGTTGCTACCCGCGTTCATGTACGGGTACTTCACGCTGCTGCCGCCAGTGAGTGCGGGGACCACGAACCGGAACGGAACGTAGGAATCCACTTCACCCATCTTCTGGAGGCCAGCGTAATCAGGCGGCACGTACCGCTTCCAGTTTCCGCCCGAAGTCTTCCAACCGTAAACGGTCTTGTCTTCGACGTAGTTGGAAGTCGCACCCTTGTAAGTACGGCCTTCAAAGGTGAAGGCAAACTCACCATTCGAACCTTCATTGCTGAGGTTAGACAGGGCGTTGGTACGATCGATCATGTACTGACCGATCTTCTGAGCTTCGTAAGAAAGCCAGACACCGTCCGATGCAACGAGCGTGTCGATCGTCTGACCATGCTTCTGCTTGGCCGAGTGGAAACGACGGAGGTACTGACGGAGCTTCGACTCAGTCAGGACTCCAACATTGTCCTTGATGAACGACTTGAACTCAGGGTTGTCGGTGACATTGATCTTGCCATTCATGGCAGTACCAATAGCTTCTGAACCCAGAAGATTGTCCGCACCCTTGAGCCACGAGTTAATACCCGCAATGCCCGTAAACGCAGGAGTGGCTGAAGCACCCGTACCAAGTTCACCACTGTTCGCATAAGTGATGAAATGTCCAGCTGCGGGGTTAACCGTAAGGTCTGCCGGTGCAACCAGAACAATGGTTCCAGAAAGGTCATCAACAGACTGAACGTAAAGCGACTCACGGACATTAGTACTAGCGGCTTCGTTTACACGAGTATTGTTGTTATAAATGTCCAGTCGCTGTCCTGGGAAGAATCGTTCGTAGCACTCTTCAGTGATCTTGAACGAATACGTCGCAGGAGCACCACCCGAAGCAGAAACCTTAGTGACCGTACCGGTAATTGTACCGAGACGGTAACTGTTGCTCTGGCTCACATACCAATAGTTGCACAAGGTGTGCGACAGGTTCTGAGCAAAGCCCTGAAGCGTAGGAGCAATCACATCGCCGATGACGGCGGGGGTTGCTTCCATCTGCATTTCACCCAGGGTGAGCATCAGGTTGGTGTACATCGCCCGCATCGGAACCGAAAGACTGAAGGTTCGAGCCTTCGGTCCATCAGCGGGATCAGGGAAAGTCTTCATGGCCGAACCATCGTTAGATCGCATAAGACGATCACCGACAGTAGTGGCATTTGCAGGATCGCCGTAAAGACCGAAGTCATTAACGGTACCCATCTGCTCAATCACACCGGTCATGCCAGTTCGATAAAGCTTGTTGACCACGAAGTCACGAGAGAATTCAGACGCCGGTCCAACACCCTGAGAGGTGACGACCGTGTCACGCCAGACAGGATCCAGAGTCGGGAGGATCGTGTCGATCTGCTTGGAGAGGATCTCCTCAATACGGCCCGATTCCGTATTGAAAATCTGTCCTGCTGAAGAAGCCATGGGTTTTTACCTCATGCTTTGGAGTCGCCACCCGGATCGGAGAGCGACCGAAGAATCTGATCAGAAGTCCAGTCACGCAACTGGCCTTCAACATCCCCGTACGACTTATCCTTCGTACTGGGAAGCTCAACGGGCTTCCGCTGAGAAAGAGTTTCGGTCTGCCCCGCCGTTTCCGAGACACGTCCAATCTTGGAGGTGTCACCGATTACCGTGAGCATGTCCTTAGAAACCTTGGATGCGGCCTTGTTTACTTCCTCCGCCAACCAAGAATCTTCAAATGTTCCGGCTGCATCGCGTCGACGACGGAGGTTTTCAAGAGCCGTAGCTCTGACTTGCTCCGCGATTCGGTCCTTAGCACCTGCAAGGTCCTCAGGACTACGAGTCGATTCGATCCAGCCAATAAGAACCTTCGCATCTTCATTATCTGTAACCGCAGAAGAAACAGAAGTTTCCATCGCGGACTTCAGGTTCTGAGCACGCATGCGATTGATCTCGTTTTGCATTTGACGAGTCGCTTGTCGAGCTTCCTGGTCCTTCATTTCCGGCATCTCTTCGCTTGATTCGGGACTCATCGTTGGTTCCTCTTCGTCATAGATCTTGACCCAGTCTTCAACCTGGTCGTGTTCGTATCCAGCAGAAAGAAGCATGCGTCGAGCATCTTCCTTCTTGACCTGCATGTCAGTTTCAGGATTCATCAGTCGCATCGTCGAGTTGCGGAACTCAGACAATTGACCGTTCTGCTCTTTGAGGGTCTCAAGTTCCTCTCGAGAATCAGCAAGCTCCTTCAGTGAATACTCATTCCCCCCCACTTTGACCGTTTGGTCTAGGTCAAGCACTTCGGGGGTTCCGGACTCTTCAATGACTTCCGGAGTTTCCATCTGCTCATCAGACATTTACTGGGCTCCTTGCATCTGCTGTGGTGGCATCTGCTGTTGCTGTTTGGGCTGCGGCATTCCTTCTGCCATAGCAGCCATCATGTCGGGGTTAGGTACGGTGTTTGGCAACGACCTACCCATGAATTGAATCAACGATTCCCGATACTTCTTGAACTCATCAATCACACCTGGGTCAGCCTTTGCCATTTGTGGGCTAGACATGAACGCACCGAGAACCCTGATTTGGAATTCAGGTGCCGAAGTGTGAGGTGTAATCACTACCTGACCAGGATTAGCTCCGTCCCCGTACAGCGTCAGGATGTTCTGGACCACCAGCTCATACGCTGATTGGTTCTCATCCATGTACATTGCGAAGTCGAGGCCCTCCTTGAGAGCGAACAACTTCAATGCGTCAGGATCCATGAGACCAGCCTGGAACATCTGCATCGCTTCCTGCTTACGAGCAACCTCAGAACGAGGATTGATCTGCTTCACAGAAAAGGTCAGGCTTGAGACGTTTGGGATGGGGTTGTTTTCGAACGACACCTCGCTGCGGTCAAAGTCAATAACCGCACCAGCAAGATCCAGATCCAAGCTGGTAACGGGTAGAGGCTTAGGCGACATCATCAGCTCTCGAGAAGCATTGGACACAATCGACCGATAGACCTTTCCAAATGCCTGGGACACGCCCATGGTTGGATTAGTCATCGCCCGATTGATCTGCTCATCCAAGAACTGAAGACCTGTTGCCGAGTCGACGCGGCCCTTCTCAGCAATGAGGTCTTGCACAGGGTTGATCGACTGCATCAACTGCTTGGCGAACTGAGCAGTCTTGCCTGGGATGTCACCCGCATTGTGGGGGGAGATCACAAACGGACTGAACTTCTCGTTCAAAGGATCAGGCTGATACGAGATCATCCGTAGACCCTTGCCCACATCACGAAGCACAGACCGCTCATTGAACGAGCCCTGAGGCATTACCACAACACCGTACTTATCAATGTCACGGATGTTGTTGAACAACGCCTTCAGCATCTTCTCCATCTCGCGATTGATGCTGAACAAGAGATCAAAAAGACCTGCACCATGGAACGTACCCGTGTCCATGAATCTACAGAAACCGATTGGACAGTACGTCTGGGTGTTCGACAGGTCCTGGTCCTCGATCATGTAATCACCAGAGCAGATGATGTATCGAGAACAGGTGCCCTTTGGTCCGTCCATCCAAAGTTCACGGACACGAACAACAGCCATATCTGTTTCAGGGTGATCACCGTGATATGCGTCACCCGAGAAGGCATTCGTTGATCGACCGAAGTCACCATCGATGTCCGACTCTTCCATCACCTCACCAGTCTGGATCTCGTAGTACTCAAGGTCCTCAAGATTGCTCTTGATTCGAGGTCCAAACTTCTCGACGAGTGTCTCGAGAGGCACCAATCGCTGACGTACCATCCCTGATTGCTTGGTGTAATCCTGAGCAATCGATGGGAATGGGAACAGTTCCTTGGGATGGATCACCTCAAGGTCTGCAACCAAGCCGATTGTTGGATGGTCTGAGATGTGCCCTTGAATGCCGGCGGAACCAAGAGCCACCAACGTATGGGCGAACTTCTGGCTGATCTCAGCGATCTGGTCAGGAGCCACCAAGGAATCAGCCAGCAGCTGAGCAATGGAACGCTGCCTGATCATGGGCAGACTTGTTCCAGTCCTCAATACCTTCGGCCTGAGATCCATGGACGCCAGACGAGAAGACGCACGGTCAATTGCCGAAAGCATCTCCTGGCTCTGGAACTCCAGGTTGCCGTCCTCATCGAGGTAGTGGGGGGACAAACGACCTGATGCTGGATCGAATACGTCAAACCGACGCATCCCATTCAGGTAGTAATAAACAAGAAGCCAGGTAATACGTCGATAAGAGAGACGAGCAGTCTCCCGATCAACGTGATCCCCGATCATTCTGCAAATATCACGCTTCTTCTTCGGGAGCTTGAATGTCTGGTGAGCCATGCTTCAGTTTCCGTGCAGCAACCCCACCTGGTCGCCAAGTGGGTGGTACATCTGAAGGATTGAAATGAATGTTCGAAAGGTTCAAATTTCCTGGTACTTGTGGCTCAGGAGTTTTGACTGGCTCAACAACTTGGTCAGAGTTTCGAGGCTGACCGTAATACGCTCGAGCCATTGCTTCGTACAAGAAATAAGGAATCGTGACCTGCTGATGAGGATCAGACTCGTGAGGAAGAGGAACCTCGTTCTCCATCGAATTCTGCATCGATCTCTCCAATCTCATTTAATAGTTCAGGGTCCAACTTATTCAGCCGGTAAGCCCAAGGAATGCCGTTTTCATCGTTGTAGTTACCGTCAATGATGTGCTCTTCAGGGGTCCGGTCATCCTCAATGTCTTCGATCTGACGATTGATCCTGCCTTTCAGGATTGCACCACTCATTGAAACAGTGTCGATATGGTCGTCCTTCGCTAGGCCACCGTCCTTCACTTCGGGATTGAACTGCTCGACCTGGTCAAACAGATCCTTCCAGTGACGATCCATACGACGTTCCAACGGGAACTTGATGAGACCGTTCTCAAACCGGAATTGAAGAGCAGCGATACGAGCTTCCTTGGCGACCATGCCTACCTTCAAAGGAACCACCTTGGGCAGATAGTCGACGTTGACCATGTCCATGGCCCGTTGCTTCACAATCGAATCAAGGTTGTGGTACAGAGCAATCGACTGCTTGACTACTTCTGGGCGGATTGAGGGGACTCGCCACTTACTTGCCATCTTGAACACTTCCTTGATCAGAGTGTTCTCGTCACATTGGCCTCCCCAGATATCAAGGACGAACAGCTCGTTCTCTGGTGTGGCCGCCATGACCGTGCAGACCTTGAAGTCTGAGTCCCGTGTGGCTGTCCAACTTGTGTCAATGGTCATGAACAACCACGACTCTTCCAAGAAAGCAGCCAATGGCTTACTGACTTCCTTCCCCCCCACTCCGACCCAGTTCAACATCGTCATGCTGGCATAGGGAGCTTCGCCGAGGTATTCATCGACCTGGCTGTAACTCCAGCTCAGTGACTGGTCTAGCTCGGGGAAGAACACATCGTCACTGCTGCCCGGATCAGCCATGTACTCAGATGCGAAGTTGGCTGACCCAATCATCTCGCGGATCTCTTCCAGTGAAATCCGTTCCTTGAGTCGAGGATCAGTCTTCTTGATTGCTCTGTCGACGGGCCACATCTCAGGCCAACATGAAATCAGCTTGTCTTGCTCATCTCGATATGCCGCCTTGATCACCATGCGGTTCCAGTGATCGAATCGAGGATCCTTTGCCCTAATGCCCTTGGATCCCTCAACGGTGTCCATGGCGTACCAGGCATAGTGGCGGCGAGAAACAAAGGTTGCCAGCCACCTAATGCTGGTGTTGGGCCGAGTAACCATGGGCATGACCACCTTGAAGAGGAGGTTATCCATGTAGTTCCTAAGCACCGACATCGATGTAGATGCACGGGGATCGTATTCAGGGTCGTCCAAGACGTAGCAACGAGGACGGCCACCACGCTGCCTACTCTCAGCTGAAATCGCACGAAACCATGAACCGTTCTTCAGGTACATCATCTCGATGCCGAATGACGCTTCACCTCGTTTGGGAATGATCCTGTTGTCTGGGAACTCAGGCATCCAGTCTTCATGGATGCGAGCGTTCTCAGTGAACTGGGTCTTGAGCATCTGACCCGTCTGTTTGGCATTGTCATTCGTTGATGTTGCGTAGATGAATGAGTAGCCAGGACGAGTCAACATTTGAAGAAGCATTGCCTTACGGATGCAATTGCTCTTAGCAAAGCCGCGTGGTGCAATCGTGATTGATGCCCGAGAGTTTGCCCACTCCTTGTAGATACCAAGATGCCCGTCCGGAATAGGGACAGGATCTTCGTCGTAGAACATTGGATTAAAATCGTCTTCTTCGTCTGGGAACAGGTACCAGTGGTCAAAGAAGAGAACTGAAGACACAAATCGAAGTGCCTTGTCGTTTGGATCTTTGGTAGGGACAAGCCACTGCCTGCAAGCGTTAACTCTTGCTTGGCGTTGGCCATCTACAGTTAGAGTTTCATAGTCAGAAGGAAGCGGGAAAAGCGGGTTACCCTCAGCCTTCGTCGGTACTCGTTTTATCCTCAATCAGCATTCCTTTGCCGATCATTTCCACAGTTGCAAACCTAGACAAACAAGCAACGAACGTAATTGCGTGATGCTTAACCATGGAGTGGGGGGCGATAGTGTCGTAGAGCCGAAAGAAGTTCTCAGTTGGCTCGTCTTTTTCAATGAGATACGTGTACAGCCGGGCAGCAAATCTCTCTCTTGACCCAAGAACCTTGTCTACATCCTTGATAGCAAGGTCATACAGGATCTGTCCGGCGGATCTCGCCAGGCCCATCGGACCCATTTGCCGTGCGGTCCTCACCATCTCCTCCATCTCCGTCGACATTTGACGGGAGATAAGCGGCTGCGAAGGTGGGCTTACCGTCGTAGATTTTACTAAGCTTGCTTTCGGGTAAAGCAGCTGAGACCCGTGAAGCTGTGCGGGTGAGTCTGACACTGTTTCCTGACTCCTGACTGACTGCTGTGACTTCTTGCTTTTCGATGAGTCCCGAGGCATCGGCTACCTCCTTTAGTACTTTTCGAAGCTGACCATGTGCTCTCAAGGCAATGGACGCATCTGTATCTCTGAATAACTGTACCAGAGTACGGACCTCTTCGTGGATACTAAAGTCCACATCCTTGAGAGCCTTACTTGCCTGGTCCACTTCGAAGAACGAAAGGACCTTGTCTGGTGGAATCTGGTGCTTGGTGATAGGGGTTTCCGGAGGCATTAAATGTCCTTTAGCCAAACATACGAGTTCCGCGAATGATACGAGACAAGATCTTCAAAGCTTCATCCTTGTCTACCCCAGTATCAGCGACTGAACCACTCAGCATCCGGAACAATTCCTTGACCATGTTCTGTTCGCTTCGGGCTCCTGCCGCCCTATTAGCTCCAGAAGCAATCGCTCCACCTAGTCTCCTTGAATCTTGTCTATCGGTCCGGCCTTCCTCAAGTTCCTTAAGCATCCGAGTCAAACGAATGGCTTCTTGATCTGCCTTGCCTGTGCCTGCAAGCAGTTGCCGTCCTTGAGAATCAAGCATTTCAATAGGATTGACCGTGCCACGAGGATTGCCGGCTCCAAGGATTCGTTCAGGTGCAGGTGCAGCTCGAGCAGCTTCCTCTCGTTGTGACGCAAACTGTCGGTTAAGAGGAGTCTCCCCCCCACGTGGGTCGAGCCGTTCGTCTGCAAAAACGTATTCGCTAGCGGCACGAGCAGGATCAGACAATGAGCCCGGAGAAAGTACAGGGTGCATGCCTGTTCTTGACATTGCCCCCCCACCTCGGCTTCGAGGCTTCTGAAGATCGTCATCACCAAATGGAAGGTCTTGGCTTTCGTCAAGATCTATTTGTCTCATGACCTCATCAAGAGATTCAACATTACCGGCACGAGAAAAGTCTCCGGCTTGAACTTCTTCAATGATCTTCAATGCTTCTTTGTTGGCTAGAAGCTGTGCAATTCTGTTTTGAATCTTACGCTTTTCACCTTGCCCAACACGCTGGCTTCCTGTGCTGTTTTCCACATAGCCTCGTCCACCTGAACCGCCTCGGCCTTCACGACGACCTAGATCTTCATCCTTCAATGCAGCGTCTTGATTTTTTCGGTCACGAGCAGTCTCATCAAATTCGCCCTTGCCCCGCGAGTAAGTACCTGGGGAACGCTCGAGCTCTGCAAGCTTTTGTTGTTGAATCTCAATTTGCCTGTCTACTTTCATTTGTGCTGCAGCAACACGGACAACTGGATTCTGCTCTGCACTTTCTCGAAGCCGGGCAAGATTTCGACCAAGCACATCTTTCGGACCGTATTTGCCAGTCGGTGTAGTTTGATTTGCCCTTGTTTTCTTCGCGTAACCAGGCTTGAGTTCCTTTTCGATCTTCCTGGCTTTACCCTTCCTGCTTGACTTCTTTTCCCTTCGAGAAAGCAATGAACGGGTCGTTCGCTTTGGACCCAAACCGTCATCGATTTTGGGTCCAAGAGTTGTTTCAAACTCCAACCCAAGCCTCTTGTCTATGCCCTTAAGTTTTCCAGGCGACTTCTCTCTCTTACCTCGAAGAGCACGGTCATCTTCTGGTCGACGCCGAGACGGATTGTTCATTCTGTCACGCGTAGTCTGAAGGTCGTCGCTTCTGATAGCCAAGTCATCGCCGGGAAGTTCTACCGTACGAGGCTCTCGAGGATCAAAAGCGAGTCGACCACTACTGTCCCTGATAGGCCTGCCCACAGTGGCTGAAGTAGTCTTTGGATCCTTACGCTTAGGCTTCTTTTCGTTCCTGTCTCTTTCTCGCTTCGCCTTATTACTGTCTTGTATATCTGTATCTGATGTGGAGCTATCGACCTCTGCCCCGTTTTTCCTGTACCGCTCGACCTCTTGTTCAGCAGCCCTCTTTGAAAGACGTTCTTTCTGTCCCTTTATCTTGATGGGTTCACCATCAGGGGTAACTCGGAACTCTTTAAGAACTTGCCCGTCAGACATGTAGGTGTAAGTGACGTACCGTGCAAGACGAGCCTTCCCGCCAGGCGAAACGTCTGATTCCTTGACACTCTTGAAAAGCTTTACACGATCAACTTTGTCTTTGACAATGCCATCAGTGTCTTGCTCACCAACTGCAGCTTCTTCAAAACCATCTTGAATAAGAAAGTCGTCTGATACTCGAGGGTTTTCCCCTGATCGAATGCGAGTTCCTCGCTCGGTCTTAGGCGAGAGAGATTGTGCAACCTTAAAGAAGTTATCACTAAATTCAATTGGCATATCAGCGTCCCCCCATCACGTAAGCAAGCAGATCCTCTGCCGACGGCACATATCCGTTTTCGTCATAAAACTGATCTACCGCGTCAGGCATGGCCTTGACGATTGCGTCAGTCTCAGCCCTGTCCGCAGCAATACTGGATCTCAATTCCTTGGTTTCAGGAAGATCCCCCACCTGTACCTGGGGAGTGGGGTGAAGCAGATCTAACATTGTTCCAAGTGCAGACAAAGAGCTTCCAGGGCCAAAGAGATTACCACTGTTCAGTACATCACCAATGCTTTTCGCAATATCAAAATCTTCTTCGACATCAATGTCCGCAACAAGTGTCCCGTAGTCGTAATCCGGCGTACTCAAGACCATCATGTTGCGATTGGGGTTGGGGACACCGCCCGGATTTTCTTCCATCATCCGCATGATTTCATTGACCTGGTCCTCAGCTGTGGGAGGTCCCATGTCTGAATG